GCACGAAGCCACCTCACTCGAACCGGATCAGCCGGAGAGAGGGGACGTAACAAGCTTCTTGTTTTGTCCTTGGAACATTGTGTTCCATCGATGAGATAAGAAGGCCTATCCTCAAAGAACAGAGTCACTGTAGCTGGGCGAACCACGCTATACACAGCTTCTCTATGGTAACCATCCCTGGGGTCGAAGAAACTCCCCAGGTACAACCACCATATGTTCCCAAAGGAAGGTATACCATCAACGGGACAAAAGATCTAATTCCGCTTAAAGAGAGGAAGGAGGAGTTGCAATGAGTTCAGGGGACGTTGCCTTGACCAAAGTAGAGGATCGTTGATGTGAGGGTGGTATTTGCGATCGTTAACACAAGGGTTTGCCCTATGTCAGCGGTTACATAACCAAGATCCATCATCAGCGTCGCTCCCGCATTGGCCAGTTGGCTGTCCTCGACCTCAGTCGCCGTTCCAGACCAGGTAACCTCAGTTATGCCGGTTCCTCCCAAGGAGAGAGCCACATAACCTGACCAAGGTTGCGTGAAAGTCCAAGTGCTGACAGACGTTGTAGTCCCCGTAGAGACCAACGTCGCAGGAAGAGTGTTGTTCGGAAAACCGGACCTCGGAGCAGTCCCAAAAGGGGCAGCATTCGAGCTCCCGGTGTACGAGGCAAACAAGGACTCTCCGGCGGAAGGAGGACCCAATTGAGGAGTCATGAGGCAAACCTCATACTCCACATAGAGTTCTCCGATCGTCGAGGCTGTGTTTCCTTGAGTACAACAGTAGAACACTCCTGTGTCATACAACTTCACATCCTGGTTGGAGGCAAGTGAGCCGGATCTGACAAAGTACGAAGATCGTTTCGAAAGATCCTCCTGGAGAGAAACCATGTCGAAATCGGACCAGGGTGGTGAGCGAACCGCTGAGCGGTAAGCCATCACCTGGGTCTTATTCTCAGGTGCCTCATCAGAAGGATCATAATCGATCGATCCAAGCACAGAGCCAGTCTGAGTTGTCGCGCTCTCGGTCTCAAAGGAAAACCTCAAGCGTTTGAAGCGATAGCTCTCATAACGCTGAGCGATCCCGGATAACCACGGGAACGTTCCGACGAGGCCAGGGTTGATCGAAAAGGAGTTGACTGTGAAGGCCACAGTACCGGATATATCTTGGATATATTCCCGGTGCTTGATCACCACATCACCTCCCTGACCTAAACCCTGGAACCGAGGCTTGGACATCGTCCTCACATTGCCCATTGCAACTGGAGCTGCAACAGACACTCCTCCATTGTTTGATTGGTTCCGTGGCCCTTGAGCACCACGGGCCCGCTGTCGCGGGACTTTCTGATTTCGTTTCGAATCCATATGGGATCCACCTGATTCGAATAGGTGGACTGTACATCATGCAGAACTGGAGATCCAGCTCACCCGTGCAGTCTCTCGGCATTTAACAGACAACTAGTTAAAGTCAGCTGTACTTAGCACGGAAATATTAAGGAGCGGTACTGTTGAAGAGATTAGCGGCCCGTAGGTCCGTCCCCCCATAAGGGGCAGATTTACACCTCTCTTATCGACAACTCAAGCACCATCCACCGTTTTGGGCAATTCAATCTGCACAACCCCATGGACACAGTTTACCGACATGTCCGGGTCAAAGACGAAATCAAACCAACTCAACAAACCTAAAGGGCCAAGAGGTTAATTGTGATCTACGTGCCTCCTTAGTGACCGTACTTCTGAAACCAGCGAGAACCTTTCTGTCAGGGTGACGAACCCTCAGAACTGTCTCAGTGGATCCATAAGCTTTCGCTAGGAGACCGGATTTTAACACACTCTCGGGCCTATAGGCCTCTCTTTCATTCTCATTGAGGGGAGCAAACTTCGGTCTGACCGTATAGTTTCCCCAATGATACCTCCTCCGCATCAAACCACTTGATTTCTTCTCCGATACAAGACCCCGGAAGAACTGAGCTTTCTCAAATTCCCCAGAAAAATCCTGTTCTATGAGACTCTTCAGGTAATAACCAAATCTCCTTTGGAAAGCCGTGAATTTCACCTCACGACTCACCTCAGGGAGTAGGTCAAAACCGAGTCCACCAAGGAGAGGGTCCACGAATAGAGAGAACTCACCATCCGAAGTAACCTTTCTGACATTCTCCCGGTGGTAATGAAGGAAGCGACGATGAGCCCGCAAGGGATTCGCCGCCCCATTCACCACCCGATTGTAGTAGTCCCAAATAGGAGACACACGATCGGTCATCCGACCTATCAGTTTAGACTGACCGGTCAGAAGACCTGTGTTCAAATAAGGGACCTCTTCAATCTTTCCTCCAGACCAGAGGAAACCAGTAGAGTTAACAGTAAAGAACTTCGGGTGAACAAAATTCTTCCCTGCACTCAACTCAAAACCGACCTCAGTAACACACTTCTTCCAGATAGTGTAATGCTCAGGACAGGTCCTGAAGAGGATGTCGTCTCCGTTCACTAGAACAGGGAGATCTTGGAGCCTGATACGACGGCTGAGGAACCTTTCAAGACTCATCCAGTAAGCACATAAATTAACAGTGCATAGGATGGGGAAAGATTCAGTCGAGCCCATCAGTTGTCCAGTCTCCTGGATCACCGGATCTAGGTCTCCAATATTCTGCGCCGCAGGATAGTGGAGTTCCTGTTCATAGAGGACTGCTCTCAACGAATCCTTCAGTTCCTCGGAATAGAAGGATTTAGAGGTCCGATCCAACGACTCCTCAAAGGCCATCTTAGTGTAGAAGATCTTTAAGTTATCGGTGGCGGCCGAGTAGTCGCCAGAGACCCAAAGTGGAAAATCAAGTGACAACTTTCTCTCTCGATCTAACAACTCGAAAAAATCGGATGTTTGGGCCGGTCGTCCAGTCAACGCAAATTGAGGGAATTTCTGAAGATGATTCCAAAGGCCTTTCTGGTAAAACCTCGAGAGGTAATACTTAAAGGATTCTCCCTTTGTAATCAAACGAACCTTCAGAGGTTCCAGAACAGCAGAAACCATGACCTTCCTATGAAGGTTCATAGTCCTGGTTTCAACAAACAATTCGCGAAAATTGGACCAGGTCGCCCTCCCGTGAACCTGCACGACCTCACCAGGTCGCTCCTCATACATTTCAAGGAGATCGCCACGTAGATCCGACGTGTCGAGCAGGTCGTACACAGCCCTAGTGAACGTAGATTTATCATCGGTGGCGGACTCATAGTCGCCGACTAGTCCCAGACAATAGTCCCGAAGAAATCCACGTGCACCGCCTTCTGATCTCTTAGATTCAAAGGAGGCAGCCGGACTCGCCTCAAAGAGTTCCGGTTTGGGCGGTCGAAAGGTTCTGAAGAAACGACGGAAATAAACTTCCATTGATGTAGCATCATGCCAATCAAATCCAGAAACGAACTTCTTATCCGAAGGAACCAAAGGAACCTTTGTTAAAGCAGCTCGATGCTTGACCATCTCGGCATGTATGAAGCTATCAGGGACAACTTCCGCACCTCGCTTTACCCCTTGAGCGATACCCCAGAATAAACTGAGGTTCCTCTTGGAAAAGGAAACAAGGCGATTCTTCAAGATCCTCTTAATTCGACCAGTGTACACGAGCTTGTGGCCAGAGAAAGTGACTGGGGGCTCGGGAATGTCTTCCTGACGAAGGAAACGTGCTAGTGGATACATGCACGAATACTTCGCGTTCTTAGGAAAACTCTCGAGTTCCCAGGTTTGCATACGGAGGTATGCGGATAATTGATCTATAATTGGTAACCTCAGGATCTTCTCACTATCGTAGTCCAAGAGCACTTCGAGGCTCGCGCGAGCGAGCTTCAAGGCGCTTGGAACCACGGTGGAGCCTAGATCAAAGGTCACCAATCCCGTTATCAATGACGGTTGAACTCTACGGATACCCATAGAGGTCGTTAACTCCGTTCCCTGAAAGGGGAACCGAGACACGACCTCCGGGGTATAACATCCGTAGGTTCTATCCTTCGCCGGGCCTCCCCGGCATAGGCCGTCTATCATCTCATCGAGAAACGCTAAGGCAGTGTACTTTTTGAAAGACATTTCTTTAGTGCGTTATTCAAC